GAATACATGGAGGTTACGGGAGAGAGCTTCGGCAAAGAAGGTTTGTTCGTATAGGGTGCCTTTACTCTTCATTGGTCACCTCGATGACCTTATCCTCGGAAGCTTCTGTGGGGATAGCTTCTGCGGCCTTCTTAGCGCCTTTAAGGATGGATCTTACTTTTTCGGGTGACATATCGGAGGCCCCAAGCTTCACATTGGCAGAAGCGGTTATATTTGTGGGTCTTCCGGAGATGGTCATAAATTTGTCGAATAGCATACCTACGGCGTAGGCTTTATTTTGGGGAGGTATTTTATCGATGGAGTCATGTAGGTCATTAAGGGAGTCTGCGACCATGTGGGATAATTTCTTGGAGACTGCGTTTAGGAATTGTTGCTCAGTCATATCCATGCCGTACTTGAGGGCGTTTTCAATTCGGAGCCTATGTTCTTCCTGTCTTGTGGTTAGTTCCATATTCTCTGCTTCTTCCTTGGCGGATGATTGCCTGGCGGCGATACGGGCGGCGGAAGTGATAACTTTGGATTTAAGTTTTGCGTCGAAAGGTTTTAGCTTTTTTGGGATACCTCTTGGCATGATTGGATTATTTTTACGAAAAAGTATTGACTTGTCTAGGGTAAACTACAAAAGAGTACGCATGGCTACAAAAATGACGGGTAAGGAATGTATGGCGATTTTGGCGAAAGCGGGGATTAGCCGGGATGAGTTTGCGGGGATGATGGGGATTAAGCGTAGTACGATGCGTACCTGCGTGCATGGTAACCGGATATCGCGGAAGATGGTGGACAAGTTGCGTGAACTTGCGGGTGAGGAGGAAGAGAAGGAGGAGATAGCGGAGGTGGACGCTATGATTAAGGAGGTTGTTAAGCCTTATGAGGAGGCGGTTAAGAAGATGGATGCGAGTGATGTGCAAATGGGTAAGGTTTATTTAATTCCGCAGAATAAGTATTTACGGTTGGTTGAATTTGCGGATGGGTCTCATGGCAAGTTTCGTGCGAAACCTGGTAAGTATTGGGTGGGGGATAAGATTCTATTGAGGCACCTGGAGCGTGATATGTGGGAGGTGGCGAAGTGAGTGGGGATGAGGTTGAGCGTTTGAAGGAGGTTGTGGCTAAGGCTTGTGGCACAACGGTTGAGAGGGTAAATGCAAGGACACGGCTTGCGGCACCAGCGTTGGCACGCCAGGTGGCGATGTACTATGTGGTTAAATCGGGTAAGACTTTAGAGGCTACAGGGGAGATATTTAACAGGCACTACACAAATGTGGTGTATGCGAAGAATAAGGTGGCGGATATGCGTGATGTGGACCCTTGGGTGCAGGGTGTGATGAATGAGGTGGAGAGAGAGATGCCTCAGTTGGTGGAGGAAGTGGCTCGTGGGTAATGCTGAACAGAGAGATTTGGTTGAGTGCTTATTTAAGTTACTGCCTAATAGTGAGCGCGGACTTCTTGAGATGAGGTTTTTTCATGACATGTCATATCGCAAGATGGGTCATGAGTTTGGAGTTAGTTGTCATTGTGTCCGCGTGGCGGTTGAGAAGATCCTCAAGGAATGCCGGAGGATTATGAAGTATATTGATTTTGGTAAGACTGCTGGTGAATTGGTGGCAATTCCCGTGATTGATAAGAAGTCATTACTCTATGACCACGATGAGAAGCAGAGGCTCAAACTCGTTGCAAAGAAGGAGGAGAGGAAGAAGCTGAGGAAGGCTATACCTGGAGTGCCTACACATTTTATTGAGTATTGCTTAAAGCATCACAGCAGAAGTTGGAGATACCGCGTGGAGAATGGCTTATATGTGCATCCTTTTTTCAAGGAGTATTACTATAACAATAAGGAGAAGTTTCTGAAGTGTGGATAATACCCAAAACATTATCAGCTTTTGTACCGGATACGGAGGGAGGAAGATGAATGAGTGAGTTTTTAGGCTGGGCGAGTTACCCGTTGCGGTTTTTCTGCGTACATTGCGGAGAGGAGTGCGACTTGGAGGACAAGCACGAGCATGACGATTGTGGAGATGAAGACGAGTAGTACAGAGGTGTACCTTACTCGTGAGGAGGCACTAGCGGGGTGGTATCGCTTTTGGTCTAAGAATGAGGTGGATTTTTTCCTTAAAGATAAACACGGGAATAATATTCGCGATGAGGATGGTAACTGCATTGCAATCCGTAAAAACATACCGCGTGTGTTACGGGACAAAAACCAAACAAATTTTAAAAATGGAAGCCTCTAGGCAGTTAATTCATGAGTTCAAGGCTTTGTTTCACAGATGGGAAGAGGAGAGTGATATGGAACAGCATGAGATACTTGAGTGCCTGGGTGAGGCGGTGGATGAGTATTACGACGAGGAGGTTGTGGATTTTGAAAGTGAGATAGAACTAGATGAGGAGGATGAGGAATGAATATATATAAACCAACAGGTAAGAAACTAGAAAATTGGCCCCAAATAGTGGACCGTTTAACGAAGGAAAATAATGAACTTCTTCGCAGGGTGCGGGAGTTAGAGAAACAGGTAATGGAGTTAATGGCTCAGAGCAATGGATAATGAAAGTCCCACCTGGATGGAATCCGATTTATTGGAAAAAGTACGGGCGAGCAATACCACTATCCGTACAAAAATTACCACGGTGCGACTTGTTAAAGCTGGGGCCACCGACATTGAAATTAAGCCAAGAGGCGTTGGAACGGATACGCAAGGCTGGGCAGTCGGTGAAGCGGAAATCCCGTGCAACACGCTCGAAGAGGGCATCATCATAGGAATGGAAATACAGGCAAGGGGATGATCCGCACCAGGTACGAGACAAAAACTGACCTTGCTAATGAGCGTAAGGTGGAGGCTTTTTTGTCTAAGCAATGGGGTTGTCACTTCCATAAGCTTAACCCGATTAAGTGGAAGATTGACTACCTTATTCAGAGCGGTGACCGGTATAGTTGGGCGGAGTTAAAGTGTTTAAATATAAGGTATGGGCAGTATCCGTTTATGATTTCGTACAAGAAGATCGAGGCCGCCAAGTTACTACATGACACTTCTAACAGGAAATTTAATCTGATTTTCAGGTGTACGGATGAAGTGTGCTATCACACTTGGGACTTCAGTAGGGATTATAAATTTGAGTGGGGTGGCCGCACAACCGCCACCCGCGACTTGCAGGATATAGAGCCTGTATTTCGGGTATACCCGGAGCAATGTAAAGTAGTGGAGGGATTCAATGAAAGATGAGGAAATAATGGATAAGGCCTTAAAACGCTTCAACGAGGATGCCCGAAAGAAGTTTATGGATGGCGTGCGGGAGCATAACCCCGATGGCACAAAGGGGTTGTCCCGAATGACGCTGGAGGAGAAGCTACGCAGTTGCCGGGAAGAGGTTATCGATTTGTGGTTTTATCTCTATGTAATTGAAGAGAAATGCCTAAGTTAACCTATGCGGATGAGGTGGATGCCAACTTTGGTATCCCGTGGACAGATGATTTAAAGTTTGTAAAGGGCGAGCTTGCCTGCGCTTTGAGCGAGGAAGAGGTGGATGCCTTACCACAGGATCGGGCAGAGATGTTGAGTCGCTTAATCATTGACCAACCTCAGTCAGAAGTGGAAGACCCGATCCAATGGGGATGGACATTACCTGGGTGGCGTAGGGTGATGGAGCGGTGGGATAAGGATAAGATTCATGTCATACTCGGCGGCAACCGGAGTTCCAAGACGATGTTCGCGTCTCGTATGTTAGTCCACTTAGCCCAGCAGATACCCGAAGCTGAAATTCGCTCAATGCATGTGACAGAGGAGCGTAGTATTACTGATGCCCAAAAATACATATGGGCAAACCTGCCTGCTCGTTATAAGCGAACAAAGAAGAAGAGCGAGAATCATAGCTTGCAGTACAACCAAAAGAATGGGTTTAACTCTGCCAAGGCGATCCTGCCACCCACCACACCGGGTGCGGAGCGGGGCAGTACGATATACTTTAATAATTACAGGCAGTACATGGCAGACCCGCAAATCTTTGAAGGTTGGTCTGCACACGCGATACATCTCGATGAGGAGGTGCCGGAGAGTATTTTTAATACATTGCTCGGCAGGACGGTGGACTACCACGGTAGGTTGATTTTGACCTTCACAACATTGCAGGGGTGGACACCTTTGATCAATAGTTTACTGAAGGGTGCGGAGACGGTGCGTACCCGATATAGCGATTTACTACAGCGGGAGTTACCCGTGGAGCAGGTGTCTGCGAATTGGCCCGATTGTCGCATTCATTACTTTTGGACGCAGGACTCGCCCTTCATAGATGGCAAGGAGTTGATTCGTACCTACTCGCAGCAACCGCTGGAGACAAAGCTTGCCCGATTATTCGGGGTACCGTCCAAGGCAATGGAGGGGCGTTTCCCGAAGTTTAACCGCGAGACCAATGTGGTGCCTCACGAGAAGATTCCATTTATACAGGATGACACCATACCGGTCACCCGGTACTTTGTCTGCGACCCTGGGGGAAGTAAGCCTTGGGTGGGTATATGGGCAGGAGTGATGCGGGATGGGAGTATTTATATTTACCGCGAGTTCCCCGACAGCACAATGGGGCAGTGGGCATTACCTCATGTTAATGGGGTAGGTAAGAGTGTGGGGAAACCTGGTCCTGCCCAGCGTCCTCTTGGGTGGGGATATCTCGATTACAAGAACCATTTCGAAGAATGTGAACATGAAGAGGACATTTTTGAGCGCATTGTTGACCCACGCATG